TGGCAAGGTGCAAACTTCCGATTGCGTCAACGCAAGGTCGCTGGTTATCCTAACTACGACAAGTCGGAGTTTGATTCTCCTTCTGCTCTCTTCGATGGTGACGAAGGGCGATTGAAGGAAGTCTGGGGAACCCAGTATCCCCTCAGTGAGTTTGTCGATCCGGCAAACTACAAGTCCTATGACGAGTTGAAGACTCGTTTGGAAACCGTCCTCGGCGGTACACAACCCACTACAACGGCAGAGAATACTGCCCTTGATGAAAAGGTTGAAGTTTCTTCGACCAGTGAAGCGGCTCCGCAACGGGAGAGCGTTGAGCCTGATTCGGAAGAGGATGCATTGTCCTACTTCCAACGGTTGTCCGAAGAGGACTAAACATCACGGGTGTGTGATGTGTGCAAAGACCCCCGGCTTCGGCTGGGGGTTTTTTGTT